ATGATTAACAAAGTAAAAAACGCTTTGAAAGTAAAGTTAGAAAATTTATATCCTAATTATAATATTTACCTAGAAGACAAACCAATATCAGAAATCGTTAAACCAGCTCTAAGAATTAAAGTAGAAGAAAAAACTGCTTATAATCAGAGAGACATAATAAATCAAAACGTACAACTAGATATTGCAAGTTACTTAGATGACGCTAATAAAAATGAAAAATACTGGGATATATCAGACAAACTTGATGAAGAGCTAGGGTATCTAGAAATAGAAAATACTTTGATAAGAATTGGGGAAAGAATGAGTGAAATAAGAGAAGATACGTTACATTACAGATTTTCTATTCAACTTAAGACATTAAAACCAAAAGACGCTGTGGATTCTATAAAAGGTATTAACAAAAATGTTGAATTCAAGTAAGTAACGAAAATCAGATAATTATTAGATCACTTATTAGAAACTAGAAACATAACATTTGAAAGGAAGGTGCTACAAATGGGTGGAACATGGACTACTCAAAATAAAGTAAGACCAGGAGTATATATTAATTTTCAACAAACAAGCATGGAGACAGACGAATTACATAGGGGTATCATAACAATGCCTCTAAACCTTGACTTTGGTCCAGAACAAGAGGTTATAGAAGTAACACAAAATACTGATACACTTCCTATTTTTGGAGAAGAACTATATAACTTAGTACCAATCAGAGAAGGTTTAAAAAGAGCTGAGAAAGTTTTAGTTTATAGGTTGAATACTATGGCAGATGGCTCAAAAGCTACTGTAACAGAAGGTAATTTGACTGCTACTGCAAAATACACAGGTACAAAAGGTAATGACTTAAAAATTACAATAGAAGCAGAAGGTGAAAACTTCAATGTTAAAACTTTTATTGGAACTAAACTTGTAGATCTCCAACAAGGAGTAAAGAATGTACAAGACTTACAAGACAATGAGTTTGTTGTATTCACTGGTTCAGATTCATTGACTGCAACAGCTGGTGTAAGCTTAACAGGCGGTATTAATGGTACAGTTGCTTCAGAAAATTATACAGCATACAGAGAAGCTATTGAAGTGTATTACTTTAATACTTGTGCATTATACGATGTGACAGATATAGGTATAAAAGATGCATTCAAACAATGGATCAAAAGGCTTAGAGATGATGAAGGTAATAAAGTAGTATTAGTAGCTGAAAATTACAGTAATGCTAATTATGAAGGAATTATCAGTGTCAAAAATGGTGTTGTACTTGAAGATGGTACTACATTAGAAGCTAAGAAAGCAACTGCTTGGGTAGCAGGAGCAACAGCAGCAGCTAACACTAATAAATCATTAACATATGATTTCTATGACGGAGCTGTAGATGTAGACAAGAAATATAACTATTCAGCTATAGAATCAGCTATTAATGACGGAGAATTCTTATTCACTGGTTATGCTGGAAAAGCAAGAGTAGAGTACGATATTAACACATTACATACTTATACAAAAGACAAAGGTAGAATGTTCAGGAAAAACAGAGTCATTCGTACATTGGATGCAATCAATAATGATATTACCAAAGTAGGAAATGAATATTTCATTGGTAAAATAAGCAACAATGAAGATGGCAGAAACCTTCTTAAGAATGAAATCATTAAATGTCTGCAAAAATACCAGAACAATGATTCTATCACTAACTTAGATACTGGAAAAGATGTACAAGTATTAGCTAGTACAGATACAGATGTTGTTGTAGTAAGAATAGCTGCACAACCTGTAGATGGAATGGAAAAACTGTATATGACTGTGGAGGTGAAATAATATGGCGATTTTAAAAGCGCAAGATATTATATCAGGAAGAGAAGGAAAAGTCTTTAAGACAATCGACGGTGTTGTAAAAGAAATGGCTTATATTAAAAAAATAGATGCCAAGATTGAAAAGAACAAATCTGAGATCAAAGTTCTAGGCAGTAGAGCAACTCATAGTAAAGCTACTGGCTGGAAAGGTACAGGAAGTATGACTATCTATTATATAACAAGTGAATTCAGACAATTGATGCTTGATTATATAAAAACAGGAAAAGATGTATACTTTGACATTCAAGTAGTGAATGAAGACCCAGCAAGTGAAGCTGGAAAACAAACAGTTGTACTTAAAAACTGCAATATTGACAGTGTTATCATAGGACAACTTGATATTGATAAAGATGTATTAGATGAAGAATTAAGTTTCACATTCGATGATATTGAAGTATTAAATAAATTTAATGTCGTAGAATAGGTTAAAGTTTTCAAAGAAAATCAAACACAACTATTTTCATATGTGTAAAGGGAGGCTTTTGCTTTCCTTACTCTATGAAGATATAAAACAATTAGAGGAGTGAAGAGAATGAGTAGTTTACAAGCATTTTTAAATGAAAATATTATTGATGATATCACAGAAGAGGTACTAGTTTCTAATAGATTCAAAGACAAAAAAGGCAGCTTATTAAAATTCAAGATTAGAGCCATTACAGACAGCGAAATGTCAGATATCCAGAAAATATGTATGCGTACAGGTAAAAAAGGAAAAGTTGATTTTGATGTAAGCAAATTCAATAGATTAATTGCTATAAAAGGAACTGTAGACCCTAAGTTTGAAGAAGCAGATAGTATTAAAAGTGTTGGTTGCGTAACACCAGAAGATTATATTAAGAAAGTTATGTTACCTGGAGAGATTGCTACATTAGCAGATCAAATTCAGACTTTATCTGGTTATACAGACCTTGAGGAGTTAAAAGAACAGGCAAAAAACTAATTATTGAGGGAGATTCAGATGCTAATTATGCTCATTATCTACTACATAAAATAAACTTACTCCCTCAACAATTTGTAGATTTACCAAGACGTGAAAAAGCTTTTGTAATGGCTAGTGTAGATTTACATATAGAAGCTGAGAAGAAGGCTTATAATAAGACACGTTAATGAAGGTGGTGAATACATGACGGCAATAACAACAATAAACAATTCAGTAGAGATGTTGAATAAATTAAGTACTACAATAGAAAAAAATATATCTACATTCAATACTTACAAAGATAAGATTGAAGAAGGATACAAGGCTATTGATAAGATGAAGAAAGGATTCAAACTCTCTGATAAAATTAAAGAAATTAGTAATGTAAAGGAAACAATGGAAAATCCTATGAAAGGTATCATCAATAAGATGAATCAATTAATAGGAAAGAAAAATAAAGAATCAGAAAGCAAAACAGAACCAGGAGAAAAAGGTTCTACTAAGAAGAAAAAATGGTTTTCGGGTATTCCAGTAGGAATTAATAAAGCAACTAGTCTTATAAAAAAATTCTGGGAAACACCAATAGGGAAAAATATTAAGCTAGGTATTACACAGGATGAAAAATTCTCAAATACGGTCAATAAGATAAAAGAAAAATGGAATAATACATGGGTTGATATGGGTGGTAGGATTGCAACAGCCATACAACCGGTTTTAGAAAAAGTATTAGCATTTTTTGATAGTAAAGAGTTTGTAGCGATGCTTGACCTGATAATGGTAATTATAGAAAAAATAATTGGTGGAGTTATGATGCTATTAGATTATGTGAAACCATTAATGGATATGATTAATTCTATGTTATCTGTAGTGATTGAGAATTCTCATATAGTTTTGGCTGTTCTAGGAGCTGTTGCATTAGCAATTGGAGCAATAACATTAGCAACGACCATTCATAATGCAGTTATGGAAATACGTATAATCAAAGAAAGAATTTTAAAAGCTATACAAGAAGCCAATCCTACTATGATAGTAATTAAAGCTATTATCATTTTAATAACAATTCTTATAACACTTATTGCAACTATGGAGCCTGTCAGAACAGCAGTTGCCAATTTAACAAGAGGTTTCTTCGATTTCGTTGAATGGGGAATCAATGGTCTCATAGAAGGACTTGCATCTGCAGCAGAAGGAATCATTAGATTTGCTGGTGATGGTATTAATACATTCCTGAATATATTTGTTAATCCATTCATAGATGGCATTAATCTAATAATTTCTGGACTTAATATGCTAGGTGCAAATATAGGTAAAATAGATCATCTAAAAGTTGATTTCAGTGGAGCGGCTGAGGCAACAGGAAAATTTATCAGAAAAGGTAAAGTTGATCTAAGTGGTGCAAAAGAAGCTGTAGCAGGAGCTATAGAAAACTTCTCAGCAGATGCATTAAAAGAAAAGTTAGGTATAGCACAGTTGGAAAGTAAAGTTGAAGGAACAGAACAGTTACAAAGCAAAGGCAATGGAACAGGCAAGAGCAAAGATGTAGGGGTACAAGTTAACAAGATAAACGATGATGTAGACATTGCCGATGAAGATGTAAAACTTATGAGAGACGTAGCTGAACGAGAAATGATACAGAATTTTGTAACCTTAACTCCAACAGTATCAATGGGCGATATGACTGTCAATGAAAATGCAGATGCAGATAGACTTCTTGGCAAAATAACAGAAGCTCTTGTAACAGAAGTCACTAATTCAGCACAGGGGGTGTATGCATAGATGTATAAGTTTTATATAGGACTATTAGATAATAGTGAAGAAGAAATACTACTCCCAGTCAATCCAGAAGAGATTAACGTCACTCAGTCAGGGAACACAGAAACCTATAATATCTACCAGTTTGGTGAAGTAGTCAGTTCAGGTGATAGAAAACTTTTGAAAATAAGTATCAGCAGTTTCTTTCCATTAGAAGAAGCACCCTTTGTAATGACAAATAACTTAGAACATCCAAGTGTTTATGTAAACAAAATATACAGTTGGAAACAGAGTAATAAAATCCTAACATTCAAAGTAACAGGTGGATATTACCCTATAGATAGACTATGGATGATAGAAGACTTTGAAATAACTGAAAAAGCAGGAGAAGTCGGAGATATCTACTATACCATGAGCCTAACAGAATACCGTGAATTCAAAGCAAGACGAATAACACTATCTAATAACAACGGCAAAATGGCTTATACCAAAGACTATCAAGGAGCAAGACCAGTAACTAAGGTAATACCTAAGACTTACATAGTAAAAAAAGGTGATACCCTATGGAAAATAGCTAAACTACAACTAGGAAACGGTAACTTGTACAATAAAATAGCTCAGATAAATAACATAAAAAACCCTAACCTGATATATTCAGGTCAGAAGCTGAAAATACCTCAAAACGAGGTGAGACTATGATTAATCTAATTATGCAAAATACATCCAATGGCAATATCCATGATATTAGTCAGTTGGTGACCAGCATTACATGGGATACAGTTAGAGTAGGAAAAGCCTCTGAATTATCTTTTACCTTAGTCATAGAAAAAGGGTTAGAAATAAGTGAAGGAAGCATTATATACTTCAAAAAAGATAACATTGGTATATTCTACGGTTATATATTCAAAATCAAAAGGTCATCAGATGAAACTCTCAGTATCACAGCTTATGACCAGATAAGGTATTTGCTTAATAAGGATACATACGTATTCAAGAACAAAAGAGCAGATGAAATCATAAGAAAGATTGCTACTGATTTTAACATTAAATTAGGAACAATAGAAAATACTGATTACAAAATACCTCTAATGGTTGAAGATGGGCAGACACTTTTAGACATCATATATAAGACCTTAGATAATACTTTGATTAACACAGGTAAAATGTATGTATTATATGATTCCTTTGGAAGTATAACCCTTAAGAATATAACAACTATGTTTACGGATCTGATTATTGGAGATAGCAGTCTATTGACAAGTTATTCCTATGATAGAAGTATAGATGGAGATTCATATAATAAGATTAAGCTATATAAAGACAATAAACAAACTGGTAAAAGAGAAGTATTTATTGTAAAAGATAGTAGCAATATAAAAAAATGGGGACTTCTCCAGTACTATGAAAAAGTCAATGACAAGTTAAATGAAGCACAGATTCGGAAAAGGGCTAATCAGCTGCAATCTGTTAAAAATAGAGTAGTAAAAGGATTAAGTCTTGATTGTATTGGTGATTTATCTATAAGAGCAGGAAATTCAATATATGTTGATATAAAAGGCATAGACCTTAAACAAAGATTTATTGTTGACAATGCAAAACATAACTTTAGTAACAATCAACATACAATGAGCTTAACATTGAAGGTGATATAGATGAGTAATACACAGAAATTTATTGGGGCATTAAAACAGATTAATCAAGGGGTAAAAGATAATAGCCAAGATGTAACTTTTTACTATGGACAAGTTATAGAAATACATCCCTTAAAGATACAAGTGGACCAGAGATTCATACTTGATGAGGATTTCTTGGTTTTGACAAGCACAGTAGCTGTTAATAATTCATTGCATATTGGGGATAAAGTAGTACTTTTAAGAGCACAAGGTGGACAACAATACATTGTGCTAGATAAGGTGGTGGCGACATGATACCTATAAGCGGAACAAATATAAAGGATTTTGAAGAAATAATACCACAAACAAAAACCTATAAATTAAATTTGTTAGAAGGAAAAATAAATGATTACATTGATGGTATTGATGCAATAAAACAAGCTGTATTCAAAATCTTGGAAACAGCTAGATATCAATATCTTATATATGATTTTTCTTATGGATCAGAGCTAAATGGATTAATAGGAAAAGATAGCGATTATATAGAGATGGAACTAAGACGACGAATAAGAGATGCACTAACTACCGATGACCGCATTATTAATGTTACTGATTTTGTATTTTCCCATGAAGGAGAAAGTATGTCAGTAAGGTTTAAAGTCATCAGTGTTGAGGGTTCTTTTGAAAGCGAGGTGATGGTTAATGTTTGAGCATATGACCTATGAATCAATTGTGGAAGAAGCAATGTCAAAAATACCAGATACGGTAGATAAGAGGCAAGGCAGTATTATATATGATGCAATTGCCCCAGCCTGCGCTGAACTGGCACAGTTATATATCGACCTTGATACAGCATTGAAAATGTCCTTTGTAACTTCATCAAGTGGTGAGTTTTTAGACAGGAAATGTGCTGATTTTGGTATCTATAGGAGAAATGCTACTAAAGCAATTCGAAAAGGTGCATTCACAGGGGTCACTCCTAAGGTTGGCAGTAGATTTGGTTTAGGTGATCTTACATACGTTGTAAAAGACAATAGTGGTGGAATGGAAAACGTAACCCTAGAATGTGAGCAAGAAGGACTAAAAGGTAACTCAGATACAGGAACACTTATCCCTATAGAAGAAATAGAAGGATTGATGTCAGCAGTTTTACAAGATGTCATTGTTCCAGGTGAAGATATGGAAACGGATGAATCTATACTTGATAGACAGCAGGAAAAAGTCAAGAAATCTGCCACTTCAGGAAATATCTATCACTATCAAAAGTGGGCTAAAGATATCAAAGGTGTTGGAGCTGCTAAAGTGATTCCAAGATGGAATGGAGACTATACAGTTAAAGTAATAGTCGTAGATACCCTTATGCAGCCAGCATCACAAGCATTGGTTGATGAAATCCAAGAGTATATTGATCCAAGTAAAGAGGGAAGAGGAAAAGGTACAGCACCAATAGGCGCAAAATGTACAGTAGAAGCAGCAGTTTCACAGACTATTGATCTAACTGCTACTGTAATAGATGCGGATAAGGATGATGTTAAAAATATATTTACAAAAGAATTAAGTAGATATTTTACTGATTTGATATCTGATAACTGGCAGGATAAAGATAACTATTCAATCAGCTATGCCAAAGTAGGTGCAATACTTCTTGATGCTATCTCACAAGCAGGTGGAAGCGATTATTCTAACCTAACTATTAATGGTGGTACAAGTAATGTGGTATTAACAGACCAAGTACCAATAATAGGGACGGTGACTCTAAATGAATGATACAAACTTAATGCAGTATCTACCTGATTACTACTCTGGTATTAGAGAATTTCAGTTAACAATGAAAGTGGAAGATAAAAAATTTGATGACTTGAAAGCGCATATGAAAGAACTCTATAATCAAATGTTTTTAGATACTGCTACTACAGGACTTAGTAATTGGGAAAAAGATACTGGAATACAAGATAGTAATAGGAAAGATACCCATGAAGACAGGCGTTCTAGGATACGTAGTAAAATACGTGGAATAGGTAAGATAGATGAACAACTGATAAAAGATGTAGTAGATTCTTGGACTAATGGAGATGTTGAAGTAACCTTTGCTGATGGGAAGATAAATATCAAGTTCAATAGTTTTTATGGTATACCAAGTAATATGAAAGCTGTAAAAGAGGCTATTGAACAGATTATTCCAGCCCATCTTGGAGTGAAGTATAACATTAAATACTTACTAGTCAAAGATATACATGACAATAGAACAATCAATGAATTACAAAATACTAAATTAAATCTATTCGAAGGAGGTGTTATCTAATGTCAGATTACACATCAAAACTTAATCTCTATAAAGTAGACCCGGCTATAGATGGAGAAGATACTTTTAATATTAAAAGTATGATGAATGATAACTGGGATAAGATAGATGAAAAAGTGGGGAATATGGATGAGAAGTTAAGTGGCGTAGAAGATAATGCCAATAATTATAACCATCCAGATACTCATGATGCAGAGATGATTAGGATAAAAGATGAAAGTGGTAAGTTTACTGGGGATAATGTTGAGGATGCTTTGGGGGAAGTTGGTTCGCAGTTGGGTGATATTGCGTATAAACAAGGTAACTTAACAACGCTAATAACAACAGAAAAAACTAATTTGGTAGGCGCAATAAATGAGGTTTTTCAATTTGGCAATAATATTAAAAATATTATGGTAGCAAAATTATTGTCAATTGATAATAGTCTGCCATTAAATGGTAATAGCTCATGGGGTAACATTTGTAATCAATTAGAAAATATTAAGTCTGCTAAAAGAACACAGCTAAGGGTACATGTTCCAGAAAATACGGGTTCTTATTATGTAAGTGCTAATGTTGGATATGATCCAGATATAATAATTGCAAAGCATTATAACGGTATTTCAGATGGTAATGGGATAGTTAATGGTAGTTTTATATTATATTTTAATAAACCAAATGGATTTGAAGATTTAAATTCATATTGTTTATCATATAATAATCCTCGTTATGATCAAAATGAAAATTATAGTGTCACCATAGAGTATAATAAAATAACAAAAAAAATTGTTATTTATTCAGCATCAAAATCATATGGAGAAATTTATCATGACATAAAACTTCAAAATATTTATTTTGAATTCATAAAATTTTAGTTAAAGGATGTGATTATCTTGAAAAAAGGTCATTTAATTGCTTATGATGAACATGGGCAAGTCTACTATATAAAACCAGAATTCAATGGTAATATAACTAATGCTTTATATCCAACACAATTAACTCTTAAACAATTAGATTATGGTTACTTGGATAATAAAGTATTAATCAGTGTTGATATCTTGTCAGGAAAATTAATTACTAAAGATATTGAAACAAAACCCTCATATGAAGACTTAGAAAACAAAGTACTATTATTAGAGAATGAAAAGGTTGAAGGAGGTATATTCTAATGATTAATGAAGTTGTAGTTAGAATTATAGCCGAAAGAATTACGAACGGTGGTATTAATCCAAAGACAAGAGAAGTATTTAAGATTGATGACATTAAACACTCTGGATATAATACCGCTATTAAGAACTATATAATAGAACATGGTCAAGCGATAAGATAAATGTAATAATAAAATATAGTATAATTTGTAAAGATAAAACTAGATACAGTAGCTATTTAAGCGTTAACTACTGTATCTAATTTTTGGTTGAACAATAGTATAAGTTATAAAAACAGGGATAGTATATTTTCTTATAAATACACATATGGTTTCTAATCAAATATCAAATATTATATGTCAAACTAAAAAAATATTTTTGTTTATTATCAACTTAGTTATTCATACTTGGATAATCTTGACATTAACATTCATTTAAGCTATATTTAATTCATAACAACTTAAAATTTGATATTAAACATGTATAGTTATCGTGCTATTTGTTAATGATTCACATATAATGATACAGAGGTGATTATTACGTGTGAGAAGGAAAAAAAATGTGACAATAAACTGCGGAATGGTAAAAAGGGAGATGACGATATGTTAGCTGTTAAAACTACCAATAATAAGAATAAAACTGATTTAAGTAAAGTTACGAAATCTATTAAAAATACAAAAAATAAGCATTCTAAATTAATGAAAGATTTAGCTAAATAAATTAATGAATAATTTAGATGTAGATGCGATACTATTTATTCACAAGTATATGATTGAATGGTACGGCGGAGACAATAATTATTATGCAGAAACGATAAATAAAATAGAAAGTATATTGTCACAACAATATGGATTTTTTAGTTGCGATAAATATCCAACAGTTTTTCAAAAAGCTGCTATGTTACTATACTTTTTTGTTAAAGACCATTGTTTTGTAGATGGGAATAAAAGAGTTGCATTACAAAGTGCAGTTACATTATTGAATTTAAATGGTTATGAAGATATCTTTGACGATAAAGAGGCTTATGAATTAGTGATCAAAACAGCAAAATCAAATCTTAAAGGTATTGATGTAGATAATTACATAAAAGACGAAATTGCAAAATGGTTTGAAAATAACTTTATATCAATAAATAGCAACTAACACTCCAATAGGGGTGTTTTTATTATGTAAAAAAAATAACATCACTTCGTGTTAATGTCGTGCTCACCCATGCTAAAATAAACTTAACCCAATATTTTATATAAGAAATACCCATACAAAAGGAGGTTAAAAATGAACAACGTTGTCACACAAAAAGAATTCTATGAAGCAATACAAAAGGTTACCAAAGAAACCAATGATCTTACCATTGCAATGACAGAAACGAAAACTCTAATAAGAGACTACAATGGACTTAGACAAGTGATTAACGACGTAGATGATAGAGTCCAAAGACTAGAAGATCATACAACCAATAAAAAAGCATATAGAGAGTACATCGGCTGGATAGTAGGTCTAACAGCAACTATCCTAGCAATAATAAGCAACTTAGGATAACCATTTGAAGAAAGGAGGCAAAGCCATGAAAAGAATCCTACAAAAACTAACCAACACAAAGACCGTCTTAGGAATAGCAAGCGCTGTTATCCTGATACTGACTAACCTTGGATTACAGGTAGACAATGAACAGATAATGACAATAGTAAAAGCTCTATGTACAATAGGTATCCTATTAGGAATAATGAACGATGGCGGTATGAAGACCACAGAATGGAATCATTAA